TAACAATCCTCCAACCTCTACATTACCTTTGAATTTAGAATCAACGTCAGATATAATCTTCAACTCTGGATGATCTTCCAACTTTACTGGCTCCCATCCCTCACGAAATTTTGATGACACATTTGTCATATCAGATTGTCCAAGGGCAGATGTACGAATCCATCGGAACTCTACACCCTCTTGAGGCGTTGGATCAGGTAAAGCTGATGGTCTTTGCCATGTAACCTTACGTTCTGAATTTTCTCTTGTGTCTTCTGTGCGTGAATCTCTGTTAGCCATTTAATGATTCCTTCAATAATTGTTGCGCATATTGTTCAGGGGTAAGCCCAAGTCTCTTTGCGAGTGAGATCTGGGTAGAGGTTAATTGCACCTTGCGTGGTTTTTTTGCACTTCGATTAACCGGGGCAACCACGTTACCAGCAGTGCGCTGAGGTGCTTCTACCTCTTCTGTCTCAACACTCTGCTTGTCTTCTTTATCATCTTCTACAAAATAGTTAGGAAACGCTTTTCTTAGCGAACTATCTACTCTTTGATAATACTCATCTGGTTCTAATAATGGATTTATTCCTGCCTTTACTAATTTAGCGTGAAGACCATGAGCGTATCCTGTCATCTCTTCATATCCATCTTTATTGAACCATTCATTATTCTTTTCAAGCCACTCTTTGTCTTTTCCTGTTGGCTCTTTTACTTTTGGGGTAGCCGACTTCTGTTCTGGAGGAATATCAGAAATCGGCTGGGTTCTTACCGGTGGCTTGTAATTGTCAACTCGGTATTTCTCATTCTGTATGTTACTTAATTTTTCTTGTGCCTCTACTAACTTATCAGGATCACCTGATTCATATGCTTCTTTGTACTCTTGTTTTGCCTTTGAGAGCTGGGCATCTACCCTCCCCTTAGCCTGCTCAATTAATACACCTTCTCCATCATCAATAGTCTTTTGTAACTTTTTGTTTTCTTCTACAAGTCTTTGCGCATGAGCTATGGCTTCGTCACTTGTTCTTTTGGCTTCTTCTTTTTGCCTTCTTTCTTCGTGATACTCATACTTAAGCTGTTTAATTCTTTTCTGCACATCACCCTTATAACTGGCAATCTCGTCATCATCAGGTATATTAGGTTCTGTGTTTTCCGCTCTTTTTGGTCTATTTCTATCCTGCTCAGGGGTGTCATCTATTATTTCAACTTCAACAGGTTCGCTATTTAAAGATATTGGCTGCTCTTTTGTTTGCTCAATGTTATCTTCTACATGAACTTCTTGATCTAATTTTTCTGCTGTATTTTCCATTATACCCTCGTATATTCTCTAGGATCATCAACGACAGCCTCAACTGTGTCATCATTAATTAATCTAAATTCTTCACCTCTAAGTTTAAATCTTGTTCCAGAATAAGATCTGAATACAACAAAATCACCTTCTTTACAGTATGGTCCATCAGGAAACTTGTCTGCATCTTTATATGCAGCTTCTCCCAAAGCTATAACCAATCCTATAATAGAAGCAGTTTGCTCCATTCCTTTTAATTGATCCGGAATAATAACCCCACCCTGAGTTTTTTCTTCTAACTTAGGTATTGCTATTAATAATTTATAACCTTTTGGTTCAGGAAGTTTACGAGTAGTATCTTCGTCTAACTTTATTTTTTCTGCAGAGTACATCTCTGATCCTTATGCAGTGATTTAGGTTCACAGTTACCTTGCAGGCTTTAACGCCTGAATATCGTTATTTTAAATATACACAAGTATTGACAATATTGGAACCCCTAATCGTCAATAAATCTTTTTTCAGTTTCTTGCAACAATTCTCTAGCAATGGACAATCCTTCAATTTTTCCGACAAGTCTTTGATATTCCTCGAAATTACTAGGTCTGCCGGATGATAAATGGTCAGTGACAGCATCCATTTCCTCCTGTATTTTTTTTATTACAGGTGTGTATATAGTTTCGTTTCTACTCATTTTGTAGCTGCTTTGCTGCATCCATCACTAATTTAGCTTCTTCTTTTTGATCTTTTGAAGCATCCGTTGCTAACTTAGCAGCTATTCTTACACCCTCTCTTCTATCTTCAGATTCTAATCTTTCAGTTTGAATTTTCTGGTTATTTTCTGCTTTCAATGCATCAAGCTCTAACTTTGCTAAATCCATTTGCTTTTTATGCTCAAGCTCATCTTCTTTTATTTTAAGTTCCCTTTGTTGTATTTGAGTTAAAGGATCTTGTTGTTGTTTTAATGCTTCTTGCTGTTGCATCTCTGCTGTGTTTTGCTGCAATAATTTTTCTGCAGCCTGTGCTGTAATTCTTGAAAGCTCTTCTTCTGTATCTTCTGGTAGAGGCTTTTCTTCATTTGGCATTGCAACTCCAAGATTCTTTTCTATCTCTTTTCTGTATTGAAATGCCACATGTTCTGTTATGTGTGCTGATAGAGCAGCCTGTATTGCTCCTGCAAAAGGCGATTGCCCTACAATTTCTTTTAACTTAGGGTCGTTTGCTGCAGCGAGGTGAACTTTTATGTGAGCCTCATGATCTTGATACTTAAACGCTTTTACCGGCTCTTGTTTTAATATTGCCATGTTTTCTGTAACTGGATCTGATGGTTTAATATCATCAGGTAATTTTATTATATCTTTAGCATCCTGTATTCCAAGAACCTCTAACATTTGTCTGTGTAACTTGCCCATATCATATAGCTGTGGCGCTTGTTGAGCTAACTGTAATGCTGCTTGATACTGCATAACTCTCTGTGACATGGTGGCAGCATTAGGATCTGACACAGGTATCACATCAACCCTGTCATCAAAGTCTTTTGTTCTATCGAAGTCACCTTCCATCTCATATGCATATTCGCCATCCATGTAATCACGAATAACATTTGATAATAATCTTAGCTCATTCTTCAATGCTGCATGAAGCCTAGCTTGTACGCCAGACATAACTTTCATTGATCGCTCCATAAGAGCAAGAGTTGTCCCTACTGGCGCTTGGGCGTTGATGTCTCCGACTTGTATATCCGCAACGGAGCCAATCCTTCTCCCCTCGTCAACGATATTTCCGAGCAACTGGTACAAGACCGAGCTTGGTTCTTTGTAAGGTATGAAAGTAATAGCATCACGAATTGCACCACCCGGGACATCAACGTCACGGAACTCACCCGGCATGAGAGGCGAATCATCCCCTTTGATACGAAGACCCCTAGCTTTAAGACCAGCCGGTAAATTAGAGAGCGTTCCTGCATCGATGAGCTGTCTGAGTATTGAGGTTGCGCTTTTTGCAAGTCCCCCGATGAGGTGTATAAGTCCTGTACCGTAAAAGCCCAACCCGGGGAGGTACCTATAGTGGACGAAGTATTGTCTCTTTCTTTTCTTTTTATCGTCTTCATAATAATTTCTCCTGATAGATAATATCTCTCTGGAAGATTTGTCTATTGTAATAACGTATGGTCTGGCTATACCATCTTCATCGTTAAATGGTTCTGGCATCTCCATGTCGACATGCATTTCAAGAAGTGTATGCCTGTCATCGTCTTCAATTGATGTCGTTTCTCCATCTAGCTCGTCATACTTTTCTTGTATGTCTGACATATCAGGCTCTGGATCAGGTAACTCTATATCTCTATAAAAACCATTGTTTTGTAACTTTGCTATGTCATTTGATGATTTTTTCATAACATGAGTATATCTCTCACATGTCATTAGGTCAGATGCCCCGTAAGAAACAACAAAGTCCTCTGCTGGTACAAACATAGCACATGGTCTTTCCATGATGGGATCATAGTAAACCTTTTTGAAAGCAGAACCTGCAAGAGGTAGCTTGAAAAGCATTTGCTCTGTTTCATCACGATACTCTGTCATCTGCTCCGTTAAAAGATAATTCATCTCATTTTCTACACGAGCAGCTTGTTCTGTTTTTTCTACAGACATCTTGCCAACTATTTTTGTTCTCACTGGACCGGATGCAGGAAATATCTCACCCATAGCCTGTGCCTGAAATCTAACTATTGATTCTGTAAGTATGGGATGAAAAACACCAGATGACCCTGCCCAAGGCTGTTGTCTCTCTTCAATCTTCATACCAAGAAGATCTAACCCTTTTACATAACTTTTTGCCCATTCGCTTCTTGATTGTCTGTCTGAATTAAAACTAGATATTAAATCCGCTGACATTGACTGTAGGTCAGCTTCATCTATTTGATCTGCCAAGTTTGAATCAAAGCCACCTGACATAATTTCTTCTACCTGCTCTCCTGTAAAATCTATTATCATGCCACCATCTTCTGTTTCTATAGATACAGAATCAGGGTTCTCAACCTCTATACTAACATCAGGCTCTGCCATTTCTTTAAATGTAGTAGCTGGTGTCATAACCTTTTCTATAGCCATGATAATCTCCTATTTCATTCTTTCTAAAATTCTATCTATCTTTTCTTCTAGTCTGTTAATTGCAACGGTGACATCATCACGCTTTGCATAATCTTCTCTAGTTTTATTTAATAAGATATCAATTCTTTTAACTTCTCTTGATTGTGTTGCCAAGAACCATCCTCCACCTAACACGATTATACCCATCAATCCATCGATTATATGCACAATATCCATTAATAATACTCCACAGGCCTTCTGTATTTAGGCTCATCATCCCAATCATCCATTGCGGTCCGTATCCAACCACCCTGTCTAAATCTTAACAGTGCCTGTGTAGTGGAGTCAACCAAGTCATCGTGATCTCCTGTAGGAAATGCTGCACACTCCTCGATAACTTCATCAGCCCACCTAGTTGGCGGACACCAGATAACACCACTTGCAAATAAATCTGTTACACTGTTAACTCTTGCTATCTTATCCTGTCCACGGCTCGGTGTAAACTCCGTAACTGGTATTCCCATCGCTCTAAGCTCAAAAATTAAGGGAGAACCTGCTGCTTTTGCCTCAATAATCATTTGATCTGGTTCAAATTCCCAGTATTTCTCGTATGCCGCACGTTTTAAATCAGGAAATTCAAGTTTTTCTTTAAAAGCATCAATTAAAATAAGATTTGGCCTGTCTGAGCCATCGTCATCAGGTAAATAAAAGATACCCCAAGTGGTGCAGGCACTATAATCTGCCCTTTGTGTCTTTAAAAACGCTGTATCCCATGATTGTATGATGGATTCACATGGTGGGAGGTCATCTTTTTCCCATTCCTGCCACCATTCACGCTTAATTAGCGCCCCTTCCTCGGATGTGGGGTCCTGTTGGTACTGTGCATTCCATTTTGCCACTGGTAATTCGGCTTTTAAAGCGTCTAACTCTGATCTTTTCCAAAATTCTGGCCACAAAGTCTTGTTTGATGGTAGTATTGCAGGCAGTTGTATCACTTCCCAGTCATTAGAACCCTCTCTTTCGATAGATTTATTAATTATCTGCCCTGTTAAGTCTCTTTTTGACCATCTTGTCATCACAAGTATGATAGCTCCACCCGGCTGTAGTCTCTGCCTAGGTCCCGATGTATACCATTCGTAAACTTTATTATAAACTTCTGGGTTGTACTCGCCCATTGTAGCTTCCTGCTCGGAGTGGGGGTCATCAATTATCAAAATATCAGCACCCTTACCTGTCACGGCACCGCCAACACCTATAGCAAAGTAGTCACCACGCTTGTTTGTGTTCCATCTACCTGCCGCCTTACTATCTGTGGACAACTCTATGCCCGGAAATACATTCTGGAAGTCTTCGTTCTGTATTAAATTACGAACCTTTCTGCCAAAACCAACAGATAGCTCTGCAGTGTGTGCGGTCTGTATAACTTTCTTTTCAGGATATTTTCCCAAAAACCATGCTGGGAATAAATAACTTGCAAATTCAGACTTGGTATGACGGGGTGGCATGTTGATGATTAGCCTTTTTAAATCACCCCGGGCCACTTTCTCAAATGCCTCTGCCATTATCTCATGGTGCTTGCCATGAATAAAAGACGGCCACATAAGTTTAACGAAAGATAAAAAATTATCTCTTGCGTCTTCTCTTTCTTTTACTGATTCGTATTCTTCTACTAGTGCCAGAATCTCTTTTTGCTTCTCTGGAGGAAGCTCACTAATCTTATCTAGATTATCTTTTAAGATATTAGACAGATCATTCATTATTGCTCCATACTTCAGGAGGCCTGCTCTCTACGATCTTTTTTGCCAACTCAATCATCCACAAACTATCCTCTGTTTCAACTGAAGAAGAAACATGTAATACCTTATCACCACTTTCATCAGTGGTCCATCCTATTACCAGAGCATCTTCTAACTCAAATTCTTCTATTATTTTAGGAGATTTTCTGTAATCACTTAAGGTTACAATATTGTCTGACAAATAATTGTTCCTTTACAATATTTATAAATATAATATTTATAAACTTCTTTAATATATCTCTTACCTTCTATAGAATATTTATAAATATTAAAACAATAAATTTTATTTATACTATTTTTTAATAAATTTCAATAAAAAAAGAATCATATAGGCATTTTTTTTTAAAGTTGACATTATTTTACCTATATTTACCTACATTACTTTTTAAAAAGGGTACCCCTTTGTTAAATTTTAGTATTTTCATGTGCAAAATCATGTTGTGTTGTGTGTAGCCACGGCTGTGTGTCGGGGTGGGTAGGGAGTGGGTGGGGTTAGCGACTAACAAAAAAAAGTTTAGACCGGCCAAGTTAAAAGAACTTATCGTAACTAGCCGGAAAGAACTTATCGTTCCTAGCTGTAAAAGTTTACGTAACTTTTTTATTTAGAAATTATAGTGTTTAGCTTGTTCAGTAATTCATTCTCTATTTCTATTGAAGACCTATCACGTTTATCATCCACCTTTAAAACGTCAGTAAATAATCCATGATGCTTTCCTAAAAGTTCTAGGCCTTTTAATCTTACTGCATCAGTTACATTTACATCATCAGCCATCTTCTCGATCTTCTCTAAGATTATATCTGTTCGTTTGGCATCGTTCATACGATGTAGTGACATTTTCTGCTCTAAAAGGTGGTCTAGAAATATCCTTATGTTATCCTTTGATCTTAATCTAGATGCCAACATTCTAAGAGTGTTTGGTTTAATATCTTTACTAACATTATAATTGTTACGATAGGCATCAATTAAGCTCATGCCTTTTTCTCCATTACGCCCTATTATGTCATAGCAAAAGCCTCTCATTTTTTCGCTGAGATCTCCACCAATAACATTAGATTTTTTGGCCTTACTTTTACTGCCGTCATTATCACTTACCAATTTTAATTTAGGTTTATTATCTTTTTTATCTGACATATTTTTATCCTCAAAAGTTTACGTAAAGTTTTAATATCATATTCCTTAGACCTGCGACCTTTACCAATGATACCACTTTATTATCTTTGTTTGTAGTCTCATTTCGTGAAATATTCATTGCTGTCGATTTAAGAGGCATACAGCACATGTAAGCAGTTTAGGCTGTATTGCTACCTAAAAGTAAGTTTCAGCGTTTTTGTTGTGTACCTTGGATTACAGAGTATTTTGGTAAATAATAGTAAATAATAGTAAATAATGTAAACTTTACACTTGTATTATATGAATTAGTCTTTATATTAATAATTGTTAATACAGCCTCTGTTTGGCAACTCGTTTGAACTGTAAAGCAAACATCCCTTTCTGACCTACATGGGAAACTAGGCAGAAGATTTAGAAAGGCAAGAGCGATACAGCCCCCACAATTCAGTCTGATGAGGACAGCGATATGGGCTAGTAGTTTCTCACGAGTTTCCAAATAGAGGTTGTAACATTTCAAATCAATCAAATAACAATGGAGTATCATATGAATAAATATGAACAAATTATTAAGCACTTAGAACAAACCTTTGATGAGTTTGACAGAGAATACATTTCAAAAAAGATTGAAGATTATGAGTTCAAATACGAGGCCATTAAAAAGTGGTGGCAACAGCCTACTAAAATTAATGGTCGTGTTGATTGGTATCATCTTCACAAAGTTGGTGGTGGCAAATCAATGGCTGAAAAATTGTGTGGCATCAGCTTACAGATGGTCAAAGAATATGCTGTCAAAGATGCCGAGGCTGTCATCAAAGCTAGAAATAAAAAGATGGCTCTGAAACTACAAAGTTTTGGCATCAATGAAATCTACAAGACAAACCTCGTAATGAACTCTGATG